CAACTGCGGATGCCCCATCAGGCACGCACCGATCATATTGTTCTGCACCCGATCACTCGGGCAGCCCACATTCAGATTCACCTCGTCATAACCATGCGCCTGGGCCATGCGCGCGCAAGCAGCCAGATCCAGCGGCACACTCCCGCCCAACTGCAACGCCAGCGGATGCTCGGCTTCGTTGTGACGCAGGAAGCGCTCGTGATCGCCGTTGAGCAGTGCACCGGTGGTGACCATTTCGGTGTAGAGCAGGGCATTCTTCGACAGCAGGCGTAGGAAGAAACGGCAATGGCGGTCGGTCCAATCCATCATGGGCGCAACGGAGAACCTTCTAGACAGCGTAGAGCCGGTGTTTGTTGGGTATGTAGCTGATTTCTTTACCATTTTGCTCTACGTGTTCTAGGCCGATTTCAGGGGGTAAATAGGCGTTTTCTGAGGTCGGTTGGTACAATGTACCAACCACTTTTCCAATTGTACCAGTTGACTATGGCCACGATCAGAGCACGGAAACGCACCGACGGCAGCACCAGTTACACGGCACAGATACGCCTGTTCCGCGATGGGGCGCAAGTTTACCAAGAGAGTCAGACCTTCGCCCGAAAACAGGCCGCGCAGGCCTGGGTGCGTAAAAGAGAAACCGAATTGGACGAACCTGGTGCGATCGAGCGAGCGAACCGACCTGGTGCGACGGTCAAGGAAATGATCGATCGCTACTTGGTCGAGATGATCAAGGTGCGCCCTCTTGGGAAAACGAAACTCGGCACGTTGAAGGCGATCAGCGAGTCCTATCTGGGTAAGTTGAACGACAGAGAAGTAAGCAGCCAGCACCTGGTCGAGTATGCGTTATGGCGCATGGGCAAGGAGGGCGGGGGCGTCCAGCCTCAGACTGCTGGTAATGATCTCGCACACCTAGGCGCGGTTCTCTCGATTGCTCGGCCCGCTTGGGGTTATGAGGTGGATCCGCATGCAATGGTGGACGCACGCCGAGTGCTGAAAAAGCTCGGTTACAATATGAAAAGCCGCGAGCGTGATCGCCGGCCGACCCTGGGCGAACTCGACAAACTGCTTACGCACTTCCGAAGTATCCAAACCCGTCGTCCAACTTCTATCAACATGCTTAAACTGACCGGCTTCGCGTTGTTCTCCACGCGTAGGCAAGAAGAGATTACCCGGATCCGGTGGGATGATTTGGACGAACCGGGCCAGCGGGTGCTAGTTCGTGACATGAAGAATCCAGGGCAAAAAATCGGTAACGACGTCTGGTGTCATTTGCCGCCAGAAGCATGGGCAATACTTCAGACCATGCCTAAAGTGCTGCCGGAGATTTTTCCTTACAGCGCTGAGTCAGTGTCGACGTCCTGGACAAGGGCCTGCAAAATCCTGGGCATTGAAGATCTGCATTTCCACGACCTGCGCCACGAAGGCGTCAGCCGGCTTTTCGAGATGGATTGGGATATTCCGCGAGTAGCGAGCGTGTCGGGACATCGAGACTGGAACTCAATGCGCCGTTATACCCATTTGCGCGGGCGAGGGGATATTTATGCAACTTGGGAGTGGTTCGAGCGCATCCTGCAGGCGCCCGTAAAGCTGGGCGCCAAAACGTTGAAGTGAATTAGCTGCTGCGTGGCGCGCTATTCAGTTGATTACTTTCTTTCACTGCGGCAGCGCGCTGTTCATCCAGGTAAGCCGACAGGTCTGCAATATGAACACCCTTGGCACTTTTCTGGCTTGGCTCCATACGTGTAATCGGGAGCTTTATCTGCCCGGCACCCACTTTGCGTTGAAACATATCCGTTGTCAGATGCGTGAAATAATCCTGGCACACTCGATCAAGTGGAATCACCACTTGGCCATTGTATTGAGCCATCAGTACAAACAACGTTTTCATAGTGCGATTCCTTCGAGTGAGTAAGGTTGATCAATTGCGGAACGGTTGGCTATTGAGTTGCCTGCCAGTAGTCGAGCGACAACAGCGAACTCTGCCGCATCGATGTCGCCCAGTTCCTTGGCGAAAGTGGTAAGGCATTCAAGACGGATCCGCGCTGCTTCAGTTTTCCGTACTCGATAATCAAAAAGCGCTGTACCTACGATTCTGATAGCCATCAGATGTCGCGCGTGCGGGTCATTGTTGTAGAGTGTGTTAGCCTTTGAATCACTGCTGCTTTGGTGCCTTGCTTCCATGGTGTTGCCCTCAGTGGTGGTTGATGTCGGGGAGCTGCAACTCCTCGACATCGCTTCTCATCCGTCAATCTCGACGGGCCAGGTGAATAACCAGGTCAGCGTAATTCGGGTCTTCCTCGGCGCAGGATTGCCATTCCAGTACGCTCAAAATCTGCTGTGGGCTGCACGAGTCCACCAGGATTTCGCGCTGGCCACCTGCAGCACGAACTTCAAGAATCTGCAGCAGTCCGTCCTCGCCGTAAGCACCGGCTTGAATCACCGGCTGGCTTTTCTCCAACTTATTCAGGCGTTCAATGACCTCCTGCAGCTTGTTCGTGTTGCCGTCGCCGGCGTTGCCCATAAAGACTTGAATTTGCATCGGTGTTGCCTCCTTTTCACGCTTTGAAAATCCAGCACTTGACTGTTGTGGGCCGGCCCGGCGCCAGTGGTGTTCTGCTATTCATCGCTGCGCGGACGGCGCTGTGTACCGCTTTGTTTGCCTCCAGAAACTTGCGCGAGCGGGACTCTTTGAGCAGGTCGCGCAAGGTGCCCACGTCGGCCAATTTCTGTTTGTGTTCCGAGGCTCGTTCGCAGAATTCGTTGAGATTGATTGCGATGATGCTGGGGTCATTGCTGTGGTCGACCAGGGGGGCATCGCTAAGCGATTCCAGGTAGTCGTAGACTTCCCAAAATTCGGCGACAGCCGGGTGATCGGAGCTGATTGAGGCCTGGCGTTCGATTGCCATTCGGACGATTTGCCGCTGGGTCGCGCTGACCTGGGGATCATCCAGTTTGAGGATCAGTCGCAGTGCATCGAGCAGCGAAAGCAGTTGTGCGTGGTTCTTGCTGATCCGCTCTACGCGGATGTATCCGCGCAAGTCGTATCCGCAACTGCGGCAGTTGCCTTGCTCGCTTGGGTACTCGGTACCGCAGTCGAAGCAATGGGTATGCAGCCGGCGCAGTTTGGCTTCATGTTCCGGCATACGCTGAGCAAACAGCTCGAGGATGGACGATTCCTTGCCGACCGCACGGACCAGAAAGTGGCTGAGTACGCCGCCGTCCAAAGCGTTCAGTTTGTCGGCTGCAGCGCGACTTTGCGGCGTAACGGTCGGTCGGGTGAAATGCAGCTTCACAATACGGGTCATGATCGCTTCGTGGGCTACTACAGCCGCGTTCTGGCTGATGGCGATCGTGCCGCGAAACGGGGGTTCATAGGTTTCGTTGCCGGCAGTCTTCACGCCTTTGGTGGCCAGGGTGCCTCCGCCGTAGAAATCTTTAAGCTCGTCCCACTCAAACGTCTTGGCGTGCGATCGATCTTCGCCATGGCGGTCAGCTTCCAGGAACACAACGGGCATGCCCGAAACCTGGCCCATCAAACGCGAACGGCCGGCTTTCGTCGATTTCATTGGATCGAACCCTTCGTACCCCTCTCGGCCGAGCAGTTTCCACAGCAAGTTGAGTAGGGTGGTTTTGCCCGCGCCTGCCTCGCCGGTGGCTTCCAGAAACGGGAACGACTGGTAGCGCGCCCGGATCTGTTCGCAAAACAACGAGCCGAAGAAAAACAACAACGCGACTAAGCCCTGGGAACCGAAGCAGGTCCACAACAGTTGCAGCCACTGTTCGTTGAAGTCCTTCCCATCTCTCTGCAGCTTGATCGGTACGCCTTTCTGCAGCGATTTCAGCCGCAGTTTCCCGAACTCGAAATAGTCCTCGCTGTTGACCTTGTAAGTCGTGCCGTCTTTGATCGCTATATCGCCGAAGACATAGCAGGCGTACTCCTTGCTGTAGCCCACGTAATCGATCGTTGAAACTGTTTTGATACCAAACAGTTGGTCCTTCATCAGCTTGTCTAGCTGCTGGCCGCTGCCGGTGTACATGGCGCCGGCGGCCATACCGAGCAGGCGCTTTTTGAACTCGCTGGCTGCCGACAACTGGCCGCTGGTGAAGGTGTTTTTCACGCTCTCGGAGTCGTGAGGGAAGTCGACACGAAAGTAGTACCAGGATTCGTCAGTAACTTCGTTTCGCTGGAAATACAGCGCCTGTGGGTAGCAGTTGGCGATTTCAACGACACTGCCTGACTGCTGCAGGGCTTTCTCGCGCTGTTGATTTTGGTTGAGCAACTGGTCGTCGTGGCCTTCGCTGTCCTCGATGTCCTGCATCGCACGGTTGAACTTCTCCATGTCCAATTTGAACCAGTAGAGGCGGTTGCCAAACCCAAGGTGAAATTCTCCGCGCTTGTTCCAGTCGTACATCAGCAACGCTTTCTCGGCGGCGCTCTCTGCGAGTAACAGCGCGCCCTGGTGGCGTGCATGCTTTAGGTCTGCCGCGACGACGTTCGCTCGCTCGCTTTCGTCCTCGATGAAATTCCAACGTTGATGCAAGTCGTTCCAGTCGGTCTTCCGGCCGTCGCGCAGAGGGATCTGCGCCGCCTCGCAGACGAAGCCCATCGCCCGGGCCTGCTTCGCCCAGCGCTTGGTGTAGGTGTGCGCTCCTGGCTCGTTGTCCAGCGCCCAAACCAGCTTTGGCAGCTTCCCGTCACGGTCACGAGCGAGTGCCCGCAGGGATTCCTCCGGAAACGCGTTTGAGGACATGGCTGACACGGCGACGATGTCGTTATGAACCAGAGCGATCGCGTCAAAGATGCCTTCCACAATCCAGACTTCTTTGGCTTCGAGCAGGTCCACACATGGTGGACACCACCAGACGCCGCGATAGCTGTCCTTGGATTTGAAGCGCGCCTTCATCTTGCCGAAGCGGTGCGGCTGATCGATCAAGCGTTCCCACCAGCCGCCTTTTTCCAGTGCGAAACGCACCGTGGCGCTCCCGGCGTTGTGTTCGGGCGAGTAGAAGCTTTCCTGGGTGAACCACCCCTGGATCAGCTCGAAACGAAAGCCCCGTGCGTATTCCAGATACGCGCGAGCGGTTGCATTGGGATGTTGATCGGTCGCCGGCGCTCGTTTGCTCCAGTCCTCGAATAAGTCGTCATACAGCTCCTTCACATGCATCGTGTGAGCGCATTTTTCAGGTCTGCCACAGATCACCAACCACGGAGCATCAAACCGGGTGTACAGCGTCTTCTGCCGGCACTTCGGACAGGTTCCGCCGCGCATGTAGTCAGTATTTGCCCGGTGCTTGAGGCCGTAATCGAATTTCAGGCGTTCGATAACGTCGCTTCGCAATTGCTCTTTCATCGTTACTTCACTTTCTTAAGGCAGAGGGAGAGGGCACCGATCAGGTGTTTCTGTGCGGCCATCACAGGGCGGTCAGCGAGGATTGATCCATGACGCAGGCCTTCGGGGATAAAGCGGTATTGGTCTGCATACCAGAGGTCATTGAGGCTGAGACGGTACTGTTCGCGCAGGTTGGCCAAGAGTGCTTGGGCCTGTTCCGGAGGCAGTGTTGCGTTGATTTGCAGGGCGTTTTCCATCGTCAAACCTCAATTTCGGGCGCAGCTCACCCAAACCCACGGAATGGGGGATCGGGGATTTTTTGGTCGGGTGTTAGGGAGGGGTGACGCGGAAACGACCGTTGTCAGGTGCGTTCAAAATGCGTTCATAAATCAGGCTGACGGGCACAGACCACACCTCACCGGTGCCTGTGTCGGTGATAACGGTGTGTGTAGGCGTGCTGGTCAGAACGTCCAAACGCTGTCGATCGGGGGCTGCAGATAGATCGCTGTAGGCCAGATGCACCATCTTTTCGGCGGTTGGTGTGAGGACGTCGAAGTCGGCTACCAAGTGCTGCACGGCGCGTTTCATCAACTGCAGGTCGTCGCTCAGGTGCTCGCATTGGTGACGCTCAAGAAAGGCCAGCGCCGCGGCCTTGAGCATGTCCTGATATTCCTGTACTGCAGGCAGGTTGTTCATTGTGTCTTCCTTGCGCGATACAGTGCGATGGCTGCCAATACTTCCGCGTGACGCGCCGCCACGTGAAGCCTGTGAGCGTCCAGAATCAGGTCGGCTTCTTCTTCGCTGATCGAACCGTCCTCCAGCGCCTTGGCAATGGCTTGGTCGACACAACCGCGTTTCGCCGCGACCTGTACTGACCGTGCGTATAACTCGACATTGTCCAGGGTTTCAGGATCCGCCATCGGTACGAACAGACCGCCATACATTGACGCTACGTAGTTGGGAAAGTGGTGCGTTCCGCAATCCTGCTCAAGTATGAAAATGTGTGCGTCACTAAGTGGGCTGCAGCCCGCGTTTTCGTAGGCATGGTTGTCGAACTTTTTGAGCTTGAGCCCCAGGCGCGCAGCAGCGGCTTCGCGTCCACCTGTGTAGCTGCGAATAATCTCGCTCATGACTTCTTTGCGGGTGTCTAGGATCAGGCTTTTCATCTTCTACTTTTCCCTGTTGGCCCATGCCTTTACTGTTCGATCACACCTTGTTTGACGCCTAGTAATACGGCAGCTCGGTGAGCCTCCCCACGGCGACATTTGCTCTGTCCGCTGAGCACCGCGTAGACGGTGCTGGGACTTAGTTTGTGCAATGCAGCAAAATCTTTGGCGGACTGACCGCGCTTCTCCAACTCTTCACGGGCTTTGATGCGGGCTTGCTCGGTGATGCTTGTGTTCGGCATAGTGCAAATCTCTGCGTTTTCGTGTGATGACGAGCGCAGGATGTGGCAAAAAATTGCCAATGTAAATATGCGAGTGGAAAAATATTGACTCTCTCCGAAGAGATTGGCGCCAGGCTGCGCGAACTTCGCGCAGGTGCTGGCCTGACTCAAGATCAACTGGCTGAAAAACTTGGCGTGTCCAAACGTACCCAGGGCAACTACGAATCGGGCGCCAGTGATGCGCCTGCGTCCTACCTGAGTCTCGCTAATTCGCTGCTTGATTTTGACGTTGCGTACATTGTTCACGGATCCCGAAAGACTTTGCCGAATGAGGCGCTTTCGGAAGTTGAAGACTGTTTGATAAACCAATTTCGCAGCATTCCGGAGGATGACCAAAGGGCGATCCGACGCATCTTGGAAGCCATGGCGGACGACGCTGCCCGCCACCGGTCTTAAATCGCAACAAAGCCTTAGATCCATTGGGGAAACTCCCATTCCAATGCGGTTTGCTACGCCCCATAAAGCGGTTTCAGCAATGCACTTTATGGAGTAGTAAGCATGTTGGATCGCAAGATGAACGATCGCACCGCGTTCGAGAAAACCGAGTTCGATACGTCCGGACTTACAAATATCGAGCGTCGTTTGATCGATCTCTATCGACGGTTGAGCCAGGTGGAGCAGCAGCAAGTCCGCCGAGTTGCCGAGATACTGGCCGTAAACCCAAAGGAGCCAGTGGAGGGCTAAATCTCATTCCTTGAGTGATCCCGATCGCCGACGCTTCCGCGCCGGCGGTTTGCAGCTACGCTACCGCCTGCGACCCCAACTGGTCGAAAAGCTCTCGCTGCTTCGCCCTGGGCATTTCGCGCAGGCGATCGATCAGCATCCGCTCGAACGTCTGTGACGACGGACTGAGCGTGTGCGAGAACGTCAGATTTGCCACCCACGTGTGCCCACACTTTGCGTCCAGGCACTGGCAGTAAAGCTTCACAAATGCCCTCGTTACCTCTTCCCGCGAGGCGATACGTCCTTTGTGTCCGCAATTGCATACGACTCTCATTATGTCCCTCCCCAGGGGCAGCTGATCGCCACCATATTGCCACAATATGTAGTGGCATTCTCTCTGTATGAACGATCATGTGGCGGTATCCACTGGATTTTCTGCTGAACGCCAGGTGAAACGCCTGTCCTGTCGGAGTGTGCTATTCAGCTGGTCGAACAGCTGACAAATCGGCCGTATCTCGTTGCTGGTGTACACGCGGTCGATCTTCTCAATGTCGCCGAAACCCCCGGTGTTTTCGGGGATGATTCCGGCCAGCGCTGGGTTCATGCGCCAGGCCGCAATGACATCGTTTCGGGTGATGTTCTTCACCTTCTCCAGCTCGTCTTTCGCCTGGAAGTCGCCCACCGGGATAATCTGGATGGCGTTTTCCTTTCCGTTGGGGATGTTGACGAACATCGATCGGAAGTTGCCCACGCCCTTGCTCGCGCTGATTTGGGCGCGCAGCTCATCTTCATCCTCTTCGGTCAGGTCCGGGTCGTTGGTGTAGAAGATGTAGCCAGCGTGAGCACCATTGCTGTAGTAGCGCCGGCGGAAGAGGGTAGCGGCCTCATTCAGCAGCAACGCCTGCAGACCTCCCAAGTAATCTGGAATCCCGTAAATGTTCTGTTCCACGTCGTAGTCCAAGACGTGGGAGATTTCGTGCGCCTCGAATTCCATTTCCTTGTTGTCGGGCAGCAGCATCACGAAACCGCCGTCGACCTTCACGCGCATGTTGATCGCCGGCAGATGCTGCAGCTCCAGCACCTGGCCGAATGGGTTGGTGTCGTTGTAGAAGTACGCTTCGCCAAAGACCATGTAGTCGAGCGCAGCTCGCCCCATTGTCTCGGTGCTGCAGCCGGCCGATGCGATGAATTCACGCAGCAGCAGGTTGCGCTTGAACTTCGGAATGGCGCCGTGGTGCGCGTTGGCGCGCAACAACTTGGCTAGGCCGACTCGCGAAACCGGCGGTTTGTAGATCCTGCCGTCGTCGCTGGGGAACACGCCCACATACTCGCCGATGTTTCCGGACAGCACTTGCTCCGGCTCCCCGAACGTGAACGAGCGCATCGGCTGTTGCTGTGGTTGGGCTACGTGGTGCTTTCTGCGTTTGCGGTTGGCCATGGCTGCTCTGGTTGCTCGTGACGTAGCGGCTACGGCGCCGCTTGTTGGTGTTCAAAGGTTCGTTGGACAGGGCGTGCATCACCGCCCAGGCAATGTCGGCGTGACCGGTTGCCTCGGTGCGAGATGCGCTGTAAGTGATCTGGCCGCTGTTGGTGGCGCCGCGCTTGATGGTCAGGAACGCCTGGGCGATGTCCGTCCAGCCGGCGTCCCACTCGATACGACTGCCTTGAATCGTGTCCTGGGCTTTCAGTACCAGGGTGTTTTTCGCTTCCAGGCTGTAGTGAATCGGTGTCGCCTTGGCGTAGAAGTCGCGCACCAGGTCGAAAACGCCGTAACCCACGCCGGTGACATCGATGCCGATGTGCTGCACGTTGAAGCGCTCGGTCAGCTTCTTGACCTGCGCGGCTTGGTAGGTGAACGAATGACCACGCCAGCTGTGCTTCTCCAGGATCCGGAACTTCGCCCCGGGTTCGAGCGGCGGCGCGATGACCACACAGGTGGCGTCGTCGCGGGTGCGACTTGGGTCGTATCCCAGCCAGACCGGGCTGTTGCCGAACGGGCGATCCAGATCCGGGTTGTAGTCCTCCCACAACGACAGATCCGAGTAGCAGCGCTCCAGATCCTTGAGACTGAACGCGCTTTGAGTGCTGTCGATGAACTTGCAGTAGAACAGCTGCTGGAATTTGTCCTCGTCGTACTCCAGCTGCAGCTGCTCCAGGTCGAACAGATCGCAACCGCCGGCGATCGCATCGTCCAGGGTGATCGTCTTGCGCCACTGGCCGTCCGGGCACAGCGCGCCCTGCGTGTAAGCCGCTTCGCTCGGCCACACGCCGCCGGCCTTCTTGCCGCGCTTGCTGTTGCGGAACTCTTCACCCGACCAGAACGGGTACGCCTGGTGCGACACGGCGCTGGGCGTCGAAAAATAGGTTTTGCGCCATTTTTTGTGGGTGCCCATGGCGCTGGCTACGGTGCTGAGTTTTTCGAAGTCGCGGATCCAGAAATATTCGTCCACGTAGACGTGGCCGTGGTAGCCCTGGGCGGTGCTGCTGTTGGTGCTGAGAAAGCGCAGCTCGGCGCCGTTGCTCAGGGTGATCGGGTTGCCCGTAAGCTCGATGCCGAACCACTGCTGGGCGAACTGGATGATGTAGCTGCGGAAAATCTCGGACTGCGATCGGCTGGCGGACAGGAACACCTGGTTATCACCACTCAACACGGCGTCCATGAACGCCTCGCCGGCGAAGTAGTAGGTCAGGCCAACCTGGCGGCTTTTGAGGATGTTCCGGACTCGCCGGGTCAACGGGTTTTGTTTCGCCTCGAACAACTCTTTCTGATAGCCGTACATCTTCGAGATGAACTTGTCCAGGAAGTCCACTTCGGTCAGGCCGCTGATGTCGTTCTTGGCCTTCTTTTCGCGCTTCTTACCGCCGCCCTCGCCACGCTCACGGCGTTGACCAGGCTGACGCTCGCGAGGCTCGTCCGGATGATCAGCAGGCGCTGCCGGCGCAGGTTTCGCCGCAAGCTTTTTCAGACGCTCAAGTAGGCTTGTCAGCCGCTCCAGTTCGTCCAGTTCGGCTTTCGTCAGCGGGTCGATCTTCTCCAGTATCAGGGTGATTCTTCGGTTGACGGCGCTCAACGGCTCTTCATCCGTAAGCATCTCGTCCCAGCCGCCTTGGCGGATCCAGTAGTAGACGATTCGGATGTTGGGCAGCTTCAAATGCGCCTGGATTTCCTTCACCGAACAGCGGCGCAGGTAGAGGCGCTTTGCGGCTTCTTTCACTTCGGTCGGGTAGTTCATGGGCCGCAGTCTATGCGGCGAAAACGCTGTGAACGCGGGGTTAAATTCCGCTATTCGCCTATATCCTGGAAATAGGAGATCCCCGAGACTCAACCGTTTGTTTGGAGGCAAACGGCTCCCTATCGTGGCGGCTCATTCAACGATTGAGCGCAGTTATCACTCATGCCCCGTTCCCTTGTCTCCTACTGGAAACGTGTAGCCACCAGCGGTCCGACCGTCGATGGCCGCGAGATCCTTCCCCAGGAACTGCGCGACATCGCCGAGACCTACACCCCCACCAAATACACTGCGGTCATCTGGTGCGATCACGAGCGTTGGCCCGGCTCGCACGGCACCGTATTCGCGGTGCGATTGGTGGAAGAGGGCGAGGATCTGGAACCCGGGCAGATTGCCCTTGAAGCGCAGTTGAAGCCAAACGATCGACTGCTTTACCTCAACGATCAAGGCCAAAAGCTGTTCAGCAGCATTGAAATCACCCCGAACTTTGCCGGCAGTGGAAAGGCTTACCTGACCGGCCTGGCTGTGACCGATTCGCCGGCGAGCCTCGGCACCCAAGAGCTGTATTTCTCCAACCGAACCAGCCGAAGTGCGTACTACGCGGCTTCGCTGGAACTCGGCCCATTACGCGAGACCGAGTCGCAGGGCGAGATCGGGCGCTTGGCCGCGATGTTCACCCGCTTGTTCAAGCGTTTCGGCATTGAAGACACGCCCACCGAAACCTCCCCGCAAACCCCAACAGAGAGCAACCCCCCAATGGATGAAGCTACCGCAACGGCCTTGAAAGCCCTGCTGGCCCAGCTGCTGGTCGTCGCCGCCGGCATTCAGGCCGTGATTGAGCCTGCCGCCGAAGAGGCACCAGAACCCGATCAAGCCCCGATCGATGACGTCGCTGTAGCGGTGGACGAGATTGTCACCACCGCCGAAGAGGAACGCGAATTCAAGCGCAACGGAGGCGGCAACAAGGCTGTGCTGGCGGCGCTGAACAGCCTGCAGAAACAGTTCTCTGCGCTGCAGAACACGACCACCGGACGTCAGTTGCCGCGCAATTCCGGCCCGACTGACAAGTCCAAAGCGCGGGTGCTCTGACCATGGCCCGTTCCCTGAGCGCCTACGGCGCCAAGATGTACGCCGAAATGCAGCTGGCGATCGCCGAGACCTACGGTGTCGAGCTGGCCAGCAAGATGTTCTCCGTTGAACCGTCGATCGCCCAGGAGCTGAACGACGCCATTACCGCCAAAGCGGACTTCCTGCAGCGCATCAACGTCATTCCGGTGACCGAGATCAAGGGCGAGAAGGTGTTCATCGGCGTGTCCGGCCCGGTCACCGGCCGCACCAACACCAAAACCACCGATCGCGAAGCGAAGGATGCTTCCGAGCTGGCCAACACCACCTACGAACTGTCGTCGACGGAATCCGACGTAGGTCTGCCGTACGCGAAAATCGACGCCTGGGCGAAGTTTCCGGACTTCCACCAGCGCTATTCCGCCGCGGTGCAGAAGCAGATCGCTCTGGATCGCATCATGGTCGGCTTCCACGGTGTGAAAGCCGCCGCGCAGACCGATATCGTCGCCTATCCGATGCTGCAGGACGTCAACAAGGGCTGGCTGCAGCAATTGCGCGAGCAGGCCCCGCAGCAGGTGCTCAAGGAAGGCAAAACCGCCGGCAAGGTCACCCTTGGCCCAGGCGGCGACTACGCCAACCTCGACGCCCTGGTGCACGACACCAAGCAAATGGTGGACGAGCGTCTGCGTGACGGCGGCGACCTGATCGCGATCATCGGCACCGATCTGCTGGCCGCTGACAAGGCGAAGCTGTACGCCAAGCAAGGAGATGTGCCGACCGAGAAAGAGCGCATCGAAGACGCCCAGGTGATCGCTACCTACGGCGGGTTGCCGAGCTTTAGCGTTCCGTTCTTCCCGGTCAACGGTGTGTTGGTCACCAGCTGGGACAACCTGTCGATCTACTTCCAGGACTCCAGCTGGCGCAAGCAAACCGTGGACAACCCGAAACGCTCCCGCGTCGAGGATTACAACAGCCGCAACGAGGGCTACGTGATCGAGCAGCTGGAAAAGATCGCGATGACCGAAAAAGTGGAGCTGGTGCAGTGAGCCTGGCGCTGGCGCACAAGCGCCGCACCCTGGCGCAGGGAAGCGCTGCTGTGATCGCTGCTGCAGCTGCACCGCTGGCGTATTCGCCGGCGGAAGCCCTGAGCAGCCCCGCCAACGCGAAAAAGCATCTGCTCCTGATGGAAGCCTCGCTGGATCAGGACCTGCAGCGCCTGAGCGATATCAAGGGGCTCGCCGGACGCCAGGCACTCAAGCGTGAGGAACTGCTGCCCAAATACCAGGACTTTATCCAGCGCTACATGGAATCGGGTCTGGTGATGCCGAACCGGGTCCTGGTGCAGGTGATGGTCTGGCTGTTCGATACCGAGCAGTTCGAAGACGGGCTGGAGCTGGCGGACTTCGCGATCGAGCAAAACCAGGAGATGCCGGAGCGCTTCAAGCGCCGAGACGTGCAGACCTTCGTCGCTGACGCGGTGATCGACTGGGCGTACGCCGAGTACAACGCTGGCCGCAGTCCGGAGCCGTATCTGTCCAACCTGCTGCCGCGCGTTGACGGCGAGTGGCAACTGACCGAGCAGATTCCGAGCAAGTACCACAAATTGATCGGCATGCGCGCGATGGAGGCTGAGCAGTGGGAAACCGCGCTTAAGCACCTGGAGCGCTCCACCGAGCTGTATGCAAAAGCCGGCAACGAGACGCGCATTGCGAAATGCCGCAAGGCGATCTCCAAACAACCACCCGCCGACATCGGCGCCCAATAACTGACTACCCCCCCAGCGGGGAACTGTGGACGTGTGTCTGCCATTCATGGCCAGCCCCACGAAAAGCAGTCTCCCCGCCCTATTTGAGCGGCCAGCAATGAGCTTTTCCGGGAAACCCACCACCTTTGTGGATCAGATCATCGAGAACGACGGCTTCTGGCCGGACCTCTCCGTGGCCGAGTTCCAGAAGGGCTACCGCCTGCCGGCGGAGTTCCTGGGTGACCTGCTGACCGACGCATTGAACATCGCCATGGCCGAGGTCAACGATGACCTGGCCAAACTCAAAACCAGCTGGTTGGCGGCGGGCATTACCAGCGTGGAAAAAGCCGACCCGATGTTGCTGCCGGAACGTGCGTGGAAAGCGAAGTTGTACAAGCGCGCTGTTTACTGCCGTGCCAAGGCCAGCGCCCTGCAGCAGTTCGCCACCGTGACACGACGCGAAAGCGCTGAGAACACCGGCAAGGAGGCTCCTGAGCGCGAAGACACGTTCCTGGCTTTCAGCCAATCGGCAGTGCGCGCTTTGCAAGGCCGTGGCCGCATCACGGCAGTGCTGTTATGACCAAGCTGCAGGCATTGACCGCCTATCTGCTGGAACGCCGCTTGGTCGAGCCTGAACAGCTCGATAGCTGGACGGAGCAGGTCAAGCTTCTACTGGTTTGGAAACCCGACCTGGATGGCATGCACCTGGGCGACATGCACTATCGCGCCGTGATCGTTTTGGAACGTTTCGCCGACCACCCGGCGCGGCTGATGGCCCTTCTGGGCAGTTGGCTGGAAAGTCACGACGCCAACCGCGACCGGCACGAGCTGCCGGCGCCGGAGTTCGCGGTGGAGCCAGTGGACAACGACCTGTTCGACGTGGAAATCACGCTGGAATTCGTCGAGCCACAGTTCCTCGCCGAGGAACCCGAGGGCGAGATCCTTGCCTTTGGCAAAACCTGGGCGTTTGTCCCTTTCGAACTATGGGTCGCCGAGCAGGGCGAGGTCGGCAGCAATGGCCGCTAATCCGTTCGACCTCGATGTCAGGGGCATGCTCAACGTGGACGCCCAATTGGCGCTGCTTGAGATGCCGCCTCAATTGCGTCGGCGGCTGCTGAACAACGTGACCAAGCGCGTGCGAACAATGAGCCGCAGGCGCGTACGTGAGCAGAAGAACGTCGACGGTTCGCCGTTCGCAGAGCGCAAGGGTTCGGCCAAGGGCAAAAAGAAGATGGAAGCCGGCCTGGCCAAGCTGCTGCAGGTCACGCGAGTCAGTGCAGACGAAGCGGAATTGGGCTGGAAAAACGCCCTGACGCGTTGGGTCGCCTCGCAGCAGCACAACGGCGTGAGCGAGCGGAGAACTGCCGCCCAGATGAAACGCTGGAACAGGGTCCCGCCGGGTATCGCCTGCACCGAAAAACAAGCCAAACGCCTGCGCCGCTTGGGTTTTCGCACGCGACAGAAAGGCAAAAAAGCGCCGGCCAGGCCGTCGGTGGCTTGGATTCAAGAGCATGTGAACTACGCCAGGGCCGGCCTGCTGATCCGCATTTTGAGCGACGAGAGATCCGAGACTGCGGGCGCGCAAAGCTGGGATATCACCCTGCCAAAACGGCAGTTCCTCGGCGTGGACAGCGGCAGCGAAACCAGCGAACTGGTCAACCAGGTCTTTGAACAAATCCTTAATTCACCCCGCTAACGAGGCACAGCATGGCACTTGGCAAAGTCAGCGTTAACAATCTCAATCTTGGCCAAGGTGCCGTGACTGAGATCGAGCGCTATTTCCTGTTCATCGGGCCCGGTCCGAAAAACACCGGCAAATTAATCACCCTCAACACCGACAGCGATCTGGATGTGGCCCTGGGCCTACCCGCCAGTGATCTGAAAACCCAGATTACGGCCGCACGCTTGAACGGCGGCGATCGTTGGGCCTGCGTGGCGGCGCCGATCGGCGCGGACGGTGACTGGCAAACAGCGCTGGAAAAATCCCAGCAGCAGGGCTTTTCGGTTGAGGCGGTGGTGATTACCCAGCCGGTGACCAAAGGTGACGAGCTGTCCGCCATGCACGACGCCGCCGTGGCATTGAGCAATGCCTACGGACGCCGTGTGTTTGTCATGGCCGCGACCGCCAGCCCGACGCCTCTGCAGACCTGGGCGGAATACCTTCTGGACCAGAAGGCAATCAGCGCGGATTTGGCAGCACCGCGCGTGCTGGCCGTTCCCCAACTGCACGGCAATGACCTGGGCGTGTTGGCCGGTCGCCTGGCCAACGCCGCCGTCAGCATTGCAGATAGCCCGATGCGAGTAGCCACCGGCCCTGTTCTCGGCCTGGGTCCTGTTCCCGTGGACAAGGATGGAATCCCACTGCCGACCTCGATCCGCGCCGAGCTGGACAAGGCCCGCTTTTCCGTCTCGCAGACCTATCCCGACTATCCGGGCGTGTACTGGGGCGACGGCAATTTGCTGGACACACCGGCCAGCGACTACCAGGTGATTGAATACCTGCGCCTGGCCGACAAGGCGGCGCGCCTGGTGCGCCCACTGCTGATCCGTCGGGTGGCTGATCGCCGCTTGAACAACACCCCCAACAGCATGGCCGTGAACATCAACGCACTGATGGCGCCGCTGCGCCGCATGGCCAAGTCGGTGAAGTTCGCCGGCGAAGTGTTCCCTGGCGAAATCGAGTCCCCGAAGGATGGCGACATCGTTCTGGTCTGGAAGAGCAAAACCGCCGTCGAGGCCTACATCAAGCTCAAGCCCCACAACTGCCCGAAGGACCTCACGGCGAACATCGCCCTGGACCTTTCCAACGACGATTCGGAGTAACCCCGCATGTCACGTATTGGCGGCAAAAACTTTGACGTGAACCTGGGCGATCTGCTGATTCACGTCGAAAGCTGCACCTTGGACATCACCGACAACAGCGCCACGGCGCAAACCCGGGGCGTGCCTGACGGCTATGTTGACGGCGACGTGGCGGCGGCCGGTGAACTGGAACTCGACTCTACCAACTTCAATCTGCTGATTGAGGCTGCGCGTACGGCGGGCAGCTTTCGCAAGCTCGAGCCGTTCGATTCGGTGTTCTTTGCCAAGGCCGGCGACGAGGAGCTGCGCATCGAGGCCTTCGGCTGCAAGTTGAAGGTATCCAGCTTGCTCAGCATCGATCCCAAGGGCGGCGAAAAGACCAAGCACAAGGTGCCGTTCGACGTCACCAGCCCGGACTTTATCCGTATCAACGGCGTGCCATACCTGGATGCCAGCGAAATCGAGGGCTTGAGCTGATGGTCTGCCCGTTCGACCGCGCCCAGGTGCTGGAGCAGCGCCAGCGAGAGCAGGCGATCGCCGCCCAGTTGGCCCAGCCGCGGCCGATCGGGCCTAGCCGCACGCACTGTCTGGATTGCGAAAATCCGATCCCTGAGAAACGCCAGGCCCTGGGCGGGATCCTCCGCTGCACGCCGTGCCAATCCACCGTTGAGCGGAGGGACCGCCGATGAGCGATCTACAGCCAACCGAACCGATGACCGATGTAGCCCGCTTGGGATGGCTCGAACGAAAGGTCGCCGTGATCGAACACCGGCTCGGTGACATCGAGTTACGCCACGGCACCGTGCCGACGCGTGTCACGAAGCTGGAGCAACAGTTCGAGCATATGGCCGGACAGCTATCGGAACTCAACAGCGGCCAGCGAGCGTTGACCGTAGCGGTAAACGTGATCGGCTCCAAGGTTGGCCGCTTGCTGACGATCCTGACGCTGGTGGGTGCCGCGCTGCAAATGGCGGTGCCGGCGTTGCTGCGGATGTGGTTCCCATGAGCCTACGCAGCAAAATTGCTGCCGGCGCGATCGCCCTGGGCAGTTCCTCGCTGATGCTGTTTCTCGGCACCTGGGAGGGCAATGGCCAGGACGTCGTCTATGCCGACAAGCTGGCCCGGGGGCTGCCAACTGTTTGCAAGGGCATCACCCGTTACACCAGTCCGTTCCCCGTCGTGGTCGGTGACTACTGGTCCGCTGCCCAATGCGAGCAGGTGGAGAGGCTGGTGATCCAAAAAGGGCAACTGCAGCTCGCCGACTGCATCACCAATCAGTATGTCGGCCAGAACACCTTCGATGCGTTGACCAGCCATAGCCACAACGTCGGCGTGCCGAGCACCTGCGCCAGTCGAGCGGTGGGCCTGATAAATGCTGGCCGCATCGCGGACGGTTGCCAGGCCCTGGCTTGGGCCGCTGACGGCAAAACTCCCGTCTGGGCGTTTGTCACCAATGCCCAGGGCAAAAAGGAGTTCGTGCGGGGCTTGCATGCGCGTCGTTTGGCCGAAGCGGACCTGTGCAAGGTGGGCTTGTGATGCTGCGCGGTGCCTGGTTTCCCCTGGTGCTCGCCCTGGTGGCCTGGCTGGGCTTTGGCCTGCTGGAAAGCCAGCGTGACACCGCCCGACGAGAGCGCGACGCCGCCCGGTACGAGGCAGAGGGGCTACGTGAAGCGGCGCGTCTCAGCGGCCAGATGCTGGCGGAGCGTGACGCTATCGATCAGAAACACACTCAGGAGCTGAGCAATGTACGCACTCAAAATGACGCTCTGCGCGGCGCTGTTGACGCTCGCCGTCAGCGGTTGCGCATCGCCGCCACCTGCAGCGGCGCAGTGTCCGCCAACCCCGGCGCCGGCGGCCTGGCTGATGCGGGAGCCACCGAACTCGCAGCAGACGCTCGATCGGATTATTTCACCCTCAGAGATCAGCTTGCCCTCAGCAGGCAAATGATCCTGGGCCTGCAAGACCACGTGCGCAGGGTCTGCCCGCGCTGATCAGAATCCCACTTTTTAATCCATGAACGGAGCACCACCCATGACCGATAAACGCGAAATCACCCTGGAAGTCGGCGACAAGGAGTTCACCTTCGAGCTGACCCCGCAGGACGTGACCAAATACTTCAACGCCGTCACCCAAACCAACAAGGTTTCGCCGGCCAACAATCTGCTGGTGACCACCGTAAATCAGGAACAGCGCGCCACCCTCAAGGCCCAGTTGGGCAATCCGGTGCTGGTCATGCAACTGGCCGGGGCTCTGTTGGAAGAGTACGGCCCGGACGTTGAAATCACCGTAAAAAAGCCCTCGCTCACGCCGAACGACTGACCGAAAACGGCCTGGGCCAGCTGGTGGCCCTGGCCAGCCGCTGGCTACCAGGCGCCGAGCCCACTACCGAGGTGATGGGTACGGCCAAATGGTTGGAAGACGAATATTGGCGACGGTTTGAAATCTCCGTGGCCAACGGCATTGCCTACGCATTGAACGGATAAACACAGATGGCTGACCGCAGCGCCCGCCTGGCCTTCATCCTGAGCCTGACCGATAAAGTCACTGCCCCGCTGGGCAAGGCGAAATTGGCCTTTTCTGACCTCGCTGAACAGGGGCAGAAAAACATCACCCAGATGGGCACCGGCCTGGCCGGTATGGTGGGCGCCGGTGTGGCCATCACCGAATCGCTTGAACCGGCGTTGGAGATGAATCGAGCGCTGGGCGAAGTCCGGTCGCTGGGGGTGGCGGAAGATGCGCTGGACGCCTTGAATCGCAAGTCCCTGGAATTCTCGGTCGCTTATGGTGAGAACGCCCGGGATTTTGTCGCGTCGGCTACCACCATCGAAGGCGCGATCAAAGGGCTGGTCGGCGATCAGTTGGCCCTGTTTACCAATGCTTCCGATGTCTTGGCCAAGGCCACTCGATCTGATGCCGAAACCATGGGGCAGTACGTCGGTACGATGTACAACCTATTCAAAGGCCAGGCCGATGCCATGGGGAAAACCCAGTGGGTTGAAAAAATGGCCGGGCAGACAGCACTTGCGGTTCAGTTATTTCGCACCGACGGCGCCCAGTTGAAAGACGCCTTCAAGGAGGTTGGCGCGATCGCCACCGCCGGCGGTGTAAATATCGCGGAGCAGTTCGCGGTGATCGGCTCGCTGAGCAGCACCATGGAAGGCGGCGATGCGGGCGGACGTTACAAGGCGTTCTTCGAAAACCTCGGCGCCGCATCCGAAAAAATGGGCCTCAAATTCACCGACCAGGAAGGCAAGGTGCTGCCGATGCTGCAGATCCTGGAAAAACTGCAGGGCAAGCTAGGGGACCTCACCAGTGCCTCAGCCAACACCAAGCTGATGGAGGCCTTCGGCGGCGAGGGCGCCCAGGTGATCGGGGCTCTGGCCAAGGACACTGATCGCTTGCGCAACGGCATCGACCAGTTGGGCAACGTGCGAGGATTGGAGAACGCCGAGCGCATGGCCAAGGCCATGGTAGATCCGTGGCAGCAGTTCGGCGCCGCAGTGCAGGCCCTGCGCATCGCCTTCGGTCAGGCATTGATCCCTATTTTGGCGCCCTTGATGGAAAAGCTCGCCGGAATTGGGGCCAAGCTGACCCGGTGGACTCAGCTGTTTCCGAACATCACCCGCGTGGTGGGCATCACCACGCTGACCATCCTCGGCATCATCGCGAGTATGTCGCTGCTGACATTCACGGTCGGCGCGTGCCGGATGACCTGGCTGGCATTGGTATCAGTTTGGAAAGTGGTCCAGTTGCTGAACCTGCGCACTGTCGCAGGCTTCGTGCTCCAAGTCCTGGCCATCGCGGTCTACGTGACTTCGCTGACCCTACTGACCACCGCTATGGGGATCATCCGAGGGGCGATGCTGCTCTGGCAGGGCGCGATCTGGCTGGTCAACGTTGCGCTGACCGCAAACCCGATTGGGGTGGTGGTGATGGGTATAGCCGCGCTGGTCGCGCTGGTCATTGCCGCCGTCTACTACTGGGACGAGTGGACCAGCGCGCTGGTCAATACCGAGGCGTTCCAGTGGGTCAGTGACAAACTGACTGCGTTGTCGGCCTGGTTCGATTCCATGGGTGGTTGGTCCGGCATGGCGAAGGCCGCGTGGGACGGTATCGTCGAGATCTTTAAGCAGGCCATCAATGGCTTGATCGAGATGCTCAACAAAATTCCCGGCGTTCAAATCGATGCGGCTTTTGGCGACATGCCGGCCGCACCTGCGATGCCCAACATCACCGCCCCGCAGGTTGACGCGCCGCTGTTGCCCCAGTTGGTCACACCACCCAAACCGCTGACCCGGACGCCGATGGTGATGGAGCCAACGCCCAAGGACCCGGCGCCGGCGATGCCAGTGCTCAGCCAATTGAAGCCCCAGGCACAGCCGCCCGCGCTGGTTATGGCGGCAGTACCGAAGGCCCCGGCCCCGGCCCCGATCACCCGACCCGAGACTGCGACGTCTTCGCCGCGCATCGTGCCGCCCCTGGTCACCACACCGGTATCCAAGGCACCGGTGCCGATCGTGCCGGAACTCAAGATCCCAGAGCCTCCGCATCAGCCGCCGGCTTTGGTCCTTGCACCAGCACCTACTGAGAGGGCCGAGCAAAGCCAGCAGCGCATCAACGGGGCGGTGGCCAGCTTGTCACCGAGTCGGCCCAACGCCGTGCCACGGGGCGGCCTGCTCAGCAGCATTCAAAACAACAACCAAACCCAGAACAAGGGCACCCACGTGGAGACAGTGAACATTCACACCGGCAAGCAGATGAACCCACTGGAACTGGAAGGCATGTTGGCCATGGCGGTGGGAGGATGAGCGAATACATCGACCTGCTGATTCTGGAAAACGACCTGGTACTGGATCCATCTCGCCAGCCGCTGCTGATTGAGGACCGTGCCAGCATCGCCCAGGACATCGCACACATGATTCGGGAAAGCGGGCTCCTGGTGACGCTGGTGGCTGAGCGCAGCACGTTGCGTCAGCGCGACTGTATTCAGCAGCTGGAGTTGCTGGTGGAAGCTGATGAGCGCCTGGTGCCAGGCACAGCGCTCATAAAGCAGGTGCAGCCAGGTCAGTACCTGATCACCGCAAAAACCCTCAAGTTCGGCACCATCGAGGTGACGCTGTGAGCGACGTAGATTTCAAGCAGGCGCTGGCAGACGCCGGCATTCCAGTGACTGAGGAAGGTCTGCGCAAAGCCTGGGAAAAAGAGGTTGTTGCCCAAGGCAGCAAGATGAGCAACACCGGCGCCTATTCGCCGTTCTGGCGGGTAATCACCGCACTGGTGACTAAGCCTGTGATGTGGCTGCTCAGCTTTCTCAGCGACACGATCTTGCCTAATTTTTTCGTGAAAACAGCACGGGATAAGTGGTTGGACATGCTTGCGTGGGCCGTCAACGTCGAGCGCAAGGGGGCGACCAAGGCCCAGGGAATGCTGCTGTTTACTCGCGACGTCCCGGGCGGCGTGCTGCAGATCCCAGCCGGAATTCAGGTGCAATCGGCACCCATTAACGGGCACGTGTACCAGATGGTGACTACCCAATCGGTGACCTTTGCCGACGGCGTGTTGCAGTTGGAAGTGCCGGCTCAGGCTCAAGAGGTCGGGAGCGGGTACAACCTGGCCCCGGGTTACTACGCGATTCTGCCGGTTCCCATCCCGGGCATTGTCCAGGTGGTAAACGACGACGGATGGCTAATCGCACCAGGTGCGGACCCTGAGCCGGACGATCAGCTGCGCCTGCGGGTGCGCAACCAGTTCTCGGCGGTGAACCAGTGGCACACCGACGCGGTGTATCGGGCAATGATTTCGGCCTTTCCGGGCGTGCGGCCGGATGGCGTCTACTTTCTGCATGGCGCGCCGCGCGGGCCAGGGAGTGCCAACGCCTACGTGCTATTTGAAGCGGACGTGCCGGCGGCGACCTACCTGGAGCAAATTAACGCGCATATACGGGACCAGGGCAACCACGGACACGGCGATGATCTGCTGGTGTTGGTGATGCCGGAGACCCAGCACACGGTCCGCGTAACACTTTGGCCGCGCTCGGTGCTGAGTACCGAACAACGAGCCAAGCTGCAGGCTGAGGTCGCGTTGTTCATCCGTGCCGCTTTTCGAGAAAGCGGTACCGGCGACTACCAGCCTACCCTGACGTATCCGCAATCGCGGTTCTCTTTCAGCCGATTGGGCGAAGAGCTGCACCAGCAGTTCCCAGGCATCGAGTCACTGCACTTTGACAATGCCGACATCGTGTCCGAGCTGACCATCCCCAGGATCAACAGCCTGCAGGTGGTGTTGCCATGATCAAACTCAATTTGCCGTTCTGGCTGGACGGTCCGCAGTTGGCCAAGTTGATAGCGGCGAGCCAGGCCTGGTGGCAGAAAATCGAGGGGTGGCTGCAATGGCCACTGCTGCAGATGGACGCCGAAACGTGCCACCTAAGCGTGCTCGATCTGCTGGCTTGGCAGCGGGACATCAGCCGCTTTAAAGACGAGCCGGAGAGCCTTTATCGCTTGCGGGTGAAGTTCGCGTTCATCAATGCGGTCGACGCCGGCAGCACGGCGGGCCTCAAGCGCATTTTGCAACGCCTGGGCGTGGGATATGTCGAGATCGACGAACGCATGCCCGATCGGGATTGGGACGTGGTGCTGCTGCGCCTATCCGACTCCCAGCTGTCGCAAAACCCCGAACTGCTGCGTGTGCTGATCCAGCAGTACGGCCGGACCTGTCGGCGCTATGACTTTGTGTCCATCACCCCCGTATCGCTGCGCATCGTCGCGGTGGACTTCAACGACGATCAGCAAACCCTGATCGCCCGCGTGTAGGAGCCCTCAATGGGAGCCAGCATTACCCTTGCAGGCGAAAGCCTGATCGCCCAGAAACTGGGATCGAAACAACGCCTCGATGTCGTGCGCTTCGTGTTTGCCAATGTTCCAGGCTTGGACCCGAATGCGCCGGTTAACCGCGCTGCAGCGAAACCGCCGGCGGCACAAATCGTCCATACCTACAGCATCCCGGAACAGAACATAGGTTTTGTGAACCCCAACCAGGTGGTGTACAGCGCGATGTTGGGCAGTGACGTCGGGGACTTCGACTGGAACTGGATCGGCCTGGAAAGCGCCGAGAACGTGTTGCTGGCCGTGGCCTATATGCCGCTACAGCAGAAGCGGAAAAACATCCCGCCGCTGCAGCTGGGCAACAACGTTACGCGCAACATCCTCGTGGTGTTCGACGGCGCCCAGTCACTGACCGGCGTCACCATCGATGCGAAGACTTGGCAGCATGACTTCACCGTGCGGCTCAAAGGTATCGATGAGCGCGAACGGTTAAGCAACCGCGACATTTTTGGGCACGCCTGCTTTTTCGGTAGTGGGTTTCAGGTCGAAAAAGTTGGGGCGACATACCAGCTCACTCCGGGTCTGGCATACGTAGAAGGGGTTCGTGTCGAACTGGTCGGCGCCTTGCCGATCGTCCCCACCAAGCTGCCCACGCAGGCGTGGCTGCAGGTGTCGTTGCGGCGCGAATTGAACGATGTGGTCGCAGCCTGGAAAGTGGTGTTTGATACAAATCCTTCTGACCAGGTGGACACCAACGGCGCATGGATTTATCACGCAGCGCTGGCTGACCTTACATCGGCGACCGTCACCGACCGTCGCTCGGTCGAGCCTATCAACGGTCCGTTGATCCAGCACTTTGCCGCCCGCAATGGCGACTATCCAATGCTACGCGCCCGATCGACTACCAAGGGCGACGTAGGCCTGGGCAATCTGCCCAATGCGCTCAGCGACGACGACAGCACCGACAGTAGCGCTGTTCTGGCGACGACCAAAGCGTTGGCCACGGTTCGTAGGTTGATCCAGCAAGCCATCGATAAATTGCTCAACGGCGCGACCCCAGCGGGCAAGGCAAAGCAGTTGGAAACGGCGCGGCAGATTTCGATCAGCGGCGCGGGCACCGGTTCGGTCATGTTTGACGGCACCGCGGACGCCAACATTGCGCTGACCCTGACGGACAACGGGGTTATGGCCGGCAGCTACGCCAAAGTCGTGATCAACTCCAAGGGCCTGGTGATCGGCAACGAAATGCAGACACCCAGCGATATTCCGAATCTGGATTGGTCCAAGATCACTAGCGGAAAGCCGAGGACGCTGGCGGGTTACGGCATCGTCGATGCGCTCAAAGTTGGCGATTATGGTTTGGGGAGCAACGTTGCCCCTTACTCAAGCATCGACACCATCGGATTGCCGGGCGGCTTCCACTACTTCGCCGAAGGACCCACGAATTTTGCTCAGTACGTGGGCTTAATCAATGTCCCATACGGCAGCGGTGCCTATGCTGGGCAAATTGGCTTCCAGCAGGGCGTTGTCGAGCCGCGGGTACTCGTGCGCTCTGTAAAAAACGACGGCGTGTGGACGGCCACTCGCGAAGTTTTCCACACCGGGAACCTCGATCCTGGAGCAATTGTGCCGGCGGGAGCTATCGTCGCTTTTGCCATGATCGGCACCCCAGCGGGCTACCTGAAAGCGAACGGCGCAGCAGTATCGCGCACAACCTTCGCTCGGCTCTTTCAGCAAATCGGCACTTACTACGGCGGCGGGGACGGGGTCAGTACCTTCAATTTGCCCGACTTGCGAGGGCGATTTATCCGGGCCTTGGATGAAGGCGCTGGTTGGGACTTAGGCCGAACGCTGGGCTCGCTGCAGGCGAGCCAGAACGCCGCGCACGCGCATACGGCATCTTCTGGAAGTGCTGGAAACCACAATCACCCCGGCACAACGACCTATCCCGGTGGTGCGCACTCCCACACCGGCAGCACAACGGCCAACGGCTCGCACCAGCACGGTCTGACCATGGGCTATTCCAACCTTGACCAGGGCACCTTCGGTGGTGGTGCGGCCGCCTATGGCACCCAATACACGAACCCGGCCGGCGAGCACGTCCACCAGTTGAACATCAACGGGGCACCCGATCATGGCCACAACGTCGCCGTTCCCTACGACGGATCCCACGTCCACACCATTACCGTCGACCCGTCCGGTGGTAACGAGTCGCGCCCGGTGAACATCGCGTTTATCTATTGCATCAAGTATTGAGGCCCTGCATGACAACCAAAACCGTATACCAGACCAATCAATTGGGCCTGTTCACCGGTACCGCAGTGGCAGAAGAGTCGCCGCTGGAACCTGGTGTGTTTTTGATTCCCGGCGGGTGCGTAGAAAGCCCGCCACCGACTATTCCGGAGAACAAAGCGGCCTGCTGGAGTAACGATAAGTGGGTATTGGTCGACTATTTCAACGGTTTGATTCTCTACAGCACAACGACTGGCGAACCATTGACTATCACCGGTATCGGTCCGATTCCCAGCGGCTACACGGTGAAAAAGCCAGGACCGGACCAAATCTGGAAAAACGGTGAATGGGTCGATGACATTGCGGCCATATTGGCGGCACTGTTCGAACAAAAAATGCTTGAGGTCAACGATGCTTGCAACCGGTACATCGAGGGCGGTTTCACGTCCAATGCCCTGGGCGAACCGCACCGCTACAGTAGCCAGATGGATGATCAAATCAACCTCACCGGTATGGTGCTGAGCGGTCTGGATGCGAGCTACGCGTGCTTTGACGCCAATCAGGTGAAAGTCTTTCGTCCGCACACGGCGGCACAGTTGCACCTGGTCAGCCAGGACCTGGTGCGCTTCAAGCAGGCTGCGCTGCAGCACGCCGATAACCTCAAAAAAGACTTGGCCACCGCGCTCAATGACAAAAAGCTCAAGGTGATGAAGTCCATTAAATGGACGGTTCCGGCATGACCTGGGACGCCGTAACGATGCGCTGGCCAACGCAGGCCACTCAGTGGATGGGCCAATTGTCGGCCGCCCAGCAACTGGCCGGTGGTGAGCTGAGCAGCACCGCCAAGCGCCTGGCAGACCTGAGTGGAAAAGCCACCACCAACCCGGGCCCCGTCGGCGCCGCCGCCCAGGGCGCAATCGCTGCCGGCCGTGCTGCACTCGCCAATCAGCTCGGCGAGGCGCCGGCGTGCCTGGTGGTGACACCATTTCAAAGCAGTGTGGGGCAGGGGCGGGGCTACCAGCGTTTCTTATCGGCGCCGAACCTGCTGCAGCACTTAGCGGCCAAGCTGGTGGACGTGAGCGACACCGGCCGGCCCGATGCCCGCCAGCACGCGCTGTGCCTGTTGTTCCTGGCTACGCGATTTGAGCAGCTGGCCGAGTCATTGGCTCGTTTCAACGCCTTGTTGCCGATGCCTGATCTGGTGCGCACTGAGCGCAGGGCTCGCCACCTATCGAAGTTGGAAACGGAGAAGTGGGAGATCCCCACCGCCGGCACTTTGCCGCGCTGGCAAGCGCTGCCGCTGGAGCGCTGCACAGTCGTGAAAGCGGCCAAACAATCCATGGCCGGCCAATTGGCCGTGCTGGAAAGCTACGCGGCGGACAGTTCACCGCTGGGGGATCTGGCGGCACTGGCGAGTCGCAAATCCTTCCAACAGAAAGAGCGCGATCAGCAGCTGGCCGATCTGAAAGGTTTGCTGGCTGGGGGAAATGCTGAGAGCAGCATGCGCGCTCGCCTGGTCGGCCCCGGAAATGCGATCGAGCTGCGCCGTGCGCTGCTGGACGGCGAGGCTCCGGGTCATGAATGGGTGTTGTGTGCGGGCGCTCTGCTGGTGGGCTCCGAGCAGGGTTTGAGCTTTGTTCGCGAGTTGGTCGGTCTATGACGCTGCTACTTGATGGCCATAAGGTCGAGGGCAAAAACCTCAAGGTGACCGCCAACCTGCGTATCGAAAGCGGCGACATGTCGGGTCAGACCAGCAACACCGACAAGGCTCACAAGGGGTTCAAGCCGAAAACGCTGACGGTTTCGCTGATGATCCCATTTGTCGATAGCACTCAGATGACGGATCTGATGCGTCTGGCTGAGTCCACGGGCAGCGGCGGGCAGTTGCACCTATATCGCGTCGTCAATGACACGGCGGCAGCGTTCGGTGTGCGCCAAGTCGAGTTTTCGGAAGGGATCAGCGCCCGCGAGGATGACTCACTGCGCGCCTGGCTGGTCCAATTCACGTTGAGCGAGCGCGAGTCGAACCCTGAGAAGGTCGAAGGCCGGCGCGCCAGCAACAAAGTTAACGCCCAAGGCGGGCCGGGAAGTTCGGTGGGCGAGGGTGGTGATAGCAGCGGCAGCTCGAGTGGTGATGCTGCGCTTAGTGGCTTCGAAAAAGTGCTGGGCCGCGTCGACAAGTGGCTGGGCGGGGGTGAGCAGTCGTGAAACTGCACAAAGTGCTGGCGATCAATGGCGTGACCGTTGCCCTGGTAAAAGAGGATGTTCGACTCGACGCCACAAGTCCGGGCCGGGCGACGTTCACGGTGCAGTCAGCGGTGCCGCTGAAAGGATTGGTGACGCTGGATATCGGCTACAACGACAACACGCTGCAGCGCCATTTCATCGGCTACGTCGAGCGCTGCACAGCCGCCAATGCCATAGAGCAGATGCTGTTCTGCCGTGAGTTGACGGCTGTCTTGGCCAGTTCACTACCCATGAACCTGCGCCACGTCGATCTGCGCGCCGTTCTGGCTGAGGTCAGCGAGCAGACAGGTTTGCGCTTCCGTGTTCCTGATCGTGAATACGCCAGCGTCAAGGCGCCGTTTTTTTACAGCCTGGCTGCCGGGTACCAAGCGATGGATAGCCTGGCCCGAGTGTTCAACATTCCCGACTTCACTTGGCACCAACTCGGCAATGGCGAAGTGTTCGCCGGTGGCTGGGCCGACAGTTTTTTTGGCGCCCGGGCGCCGCTGCAAATCCCCACGGAGCTGTTCGACGGCTACCAGGGCAACCAGAGTGCGATGGTCGCGGCCCTTCCCGGGTTGCGACCAGGTGCAACGATCAACCACGGCGAGCGCATCACCAGCGTAGCGCTCGCCAACGACCAGATGGCCATCCGATGGAAGACGCGATCCGCCGCACTGTAGAGCGGCAATTTCCAGAACTGACCGGCGGCTATCATCTGCCGCGCTTTGCCCGGGTAATCGCTGTGGCAGATGCCCCAGCGGGCGCCGGGATTTGCGACGACTTCCGTCCACGTTATGCCGTGGACGTCGAAGTGCTTGGGCCGGACGGTGAAGCAGATCCGAAAATGCCACCGCTTGCCGGCGTGCCTCTGCCGCTGCCCACCGGTGGCGAGGAAATGGGCATGTACGCATTTCCGGAGGAGGGCACCCAAGTGGTGGTGTGCTTCGCCTACGGCCTGCCGAACAAGCCCTACATACAGACGATTCTGCCGCATGGCCTGAGCATGCCCAAGGTGCCGAAGGGTGACCAGGTGTGGCAGCACAGCGAAGGCTGCCAGCAGCGCGTTGATGCCGACGGCAACTGGCTACGGCAGACCGATGGCAAGATCCAGGACAAGGCGATCGAGCGTGCAGTAGAGGCCTTGGACAACCGCGAGCAATTCCAGAACCACACACAGACGATCGATGACCATTCGACCGAGTCAGTTGGTGGGGTGAAGAAGATTGAGGCGCTGGGCGCTCTCAAGCTGCTGTCAGGTGGATCCGCGAGCCTGGCGGCCGTGGATGATCTGCACCAGGCGACCGGGCGCGATCTGAACCTGGTGGTGGGGAAGACACACAACGCGACGGTTGGCGGGGATATGCAGGAGCGGATCGAGGGCATGCGCCGGAGTGTGGCCGGCGTAAGTCAGCGGCTACAATCCCCGAAAAATTGGATCGGTTCGGAAAGTGTCAACCTATTCAAAATCGTCTGTGACACCCTTGATCTGCTGCAGGAAATGAACTCCCAGATCGCAAGCCATACGCACGGGCCGACGCCCCCGCCGGTGAATGCGGCAGCGTTCACCACTGGCGCAGCAACTGCTGGCCAACTTGGCGCCAGGTTGAAACCAACGACCTTGCAGTAAAGTTAATTAACTTAATTTTGGTGCGGTACAACACTTAAGTTGTATTTTTCAATCGTTCGGTAGGGGGGTTTGCCCGGGCGCTATAGGTAACGTGAGACTACTCACAATACTCACATACCGTTCGTCTGAAAATTTTGGGGTACAAGTATTTACTTGTGTTGACGATTATTAGCTGAGTTCGGTTAATGAATTTGATTAACGGACCAAGCAAACCCTTATGTTTCAGGCGGCGGTGTCGGGTGACGGGTGCTGCCCGGGCACCAGATGCAAGAAAGCCCGGGCTTTGCCGGGCTTTCTTGCGCTGAATTTGGCAGTTGCTCTGGTTCAAAAAAAACCGGATGATTCTCTCAACGACCGCACCAGCCACACTTCTTTGTACTCGCACCATAAAGGGTATGGCTTGGCGGACCCTCAGTCAACCTATCGGGGTTGCTTACTTACGTAATTACTTATGTAAGTTATAGAACTAGTTTGTTAAGTTGTTTAACTAGGGCGCCACGATACAAACTTTGAGTCGCGCGGTGGGAGGGGGGCCTGGTGATCCAGGTTCAGTTTTCAAACCGTACAAGCCATAGGAGCATATGAGCGATGATATACAGTCGTTTCATTCCCGAAGAGCTTATCCGATTATTGCAGACTGCATATTGGATGGTTCGTTTGTTCAAAATCATACAGCAGGTGTAACGCTGTTCAGCAGGGGCCATCGGCCCCTGCTTCTCTAGCAGGAGCAAACCTCCTACCATTGCCTGCACCACCAGGACTGCGCATACGCGCAGCCATCGATGTACTCGATGCCACTCAGTACAAAACCAGTCACCGCCATTCCCGCAAGGGTCGCATCTATCAGCGGAGGAAGTGGATCCGGATCCAGCGGCATTCCCACTTTAACCCGTGCAATGTTGGCGGCACGGCCCAGTTCCACACTCTGTGCTGAATTCACCATCACGTTGCCCCTGATCGCGGGATAGCGTCGTCGCTCCTTTGGATCAAGCGCAACTCCCCGCACCCGCATTGGAGTTACCAGTACATGCATGTGCAGCCCCTCTACTCGTCACTTTTGATGTCGAGCATTGATTCGACAGCGAAGGCCAGAGCCGCATCTGCGAATTCCAATAGCTCGCCGAGATCATCAGCATCGATCAATTGATCCTGGTGCAGTGCGTGAGCGTGTTTGAGCAACGATTTGTGATGCGCGCCAGGCTTCGCCAGCAGAGCCGCGTCGTCGCGGAGCATGGCCTTCCACTGAGCTAACGCAGAGGACTTCGCGGCTATGACTTCCGCAGCTTCCGTATTCATCAGGGCCACCTACCTATATTTGATACTGTACGGATGAACAGTATATCTGTCTGCGTGAGAGCCGATAGGGCAAGGCGACTGACGGGCTACTGAGGGGAGCAGTGAATTTGAGGGAGGGGAGAAAAAAACTGCCGGAAAAGCACTTATCCCCCTCCCGCCGGCGGGCTTCGTATCCTTTTTTTGTGCAAATGCAACGGCATTACAAATCAATCCTTCGATCAAGCCCCCTGCGGGAAGGCCGAGCAACATCCGGATTTCAAGGAGTGAAAGGTTTTGCAAAGCAGTGAAACGGCGTCGTTTGGCGTTCAGGTCAAGTGAAATGTGTAGCCAATATCTAGAGGCCCTGTTTACGGGGGGCGCCGTCTGAAAAGATGCGATTTATCAGATTTTTATTTACTCAATAGCTCGCATCAGAAGATTGTTCGCGTCTGTCGAGAGTGGGATCAATCGACGCAAACGACCGGCTCACTTGGCTTTTATAGCGCTCAGCGATTTTCACACATTGCCAAAAAACTAATTCCTGATTAGCTGACCCGTCAAAATGGACGCTCGATAATCATAGGACGCCCCTCAATAGTATTGCTAAATAATAATTTCAAGGATAAGTCTTGTATTAAATTCCAAACACTCTATTTGAAAGATCTTTGATGAATTTAAGGCCGTCTTGGTTTTGAATAACAGCAGCCGCCAAGGATATAAGTGCGACCACTAAAGCGCTGATTGTTAAAACCTCCATTCTTTGTTGAGCCTTAATGCTTTCCCGAACGCTTATAATGCTTGAGAGTTGTTCGAAATGTTCTCGCAAAGAGTGCTCTTCACTGATGACTTGACTTGAGAGGTTTTTGGTGTGTTGACAAAGCTCCTCTGCTATTGTGCGGTCTGCACCTCCTTTTCGCCAATTTGGGGCAGTAAACTTTGTGCAGTCATGTTGAAAGTTCCCCAAAAACTCTGAGCGGTTTTTAAGTTCGGCAGCGATTGCAGGTGTGCCTAATGATCGATCAAAGAATGCCTGAATGTTTTCCAGTGTTTTTAGTCCTTTTTTTCGGCCTACCTTTTGAATCTCCAAGGTCGCGCGACTTAACCTTAAGTCTTTTAGAGCTTCCTTTAAAAAACCGACGCTCGCATAATTGCTAATTATTCCCGTTACTAACTCTCCACAGTAGGAAATGTAAGCTGAATCAGATCGACTTCCTCTGTATTCTATCGCTTTATCCGGGATCTTAGATTTGCACATTGATACAATCAGATGAAACTCATCGCCGTGCACTCCATCGTGAACACTTGTGAACTTGATGCCCTCGGGGCCGTTCCATACATCATATTTTGAAGAGCGCGCAATAATTTCTCTCCAGCTTTCGCCTGCCCTAAACCTTGTTTCATCATCAGGAAATAGCGGGTCGGCTAGGGTTGTGAGTAGTTCTGCTGTGGGTAAGCGTTGGATATCAGTTTTGCAAAAATATCCAGGTAGTTGTGTGCGAAACCACGACTGTGCGAAATTGCGAACCTCTGCTCTTGCGCTTTCAATACCACGCCTTTTAAGTTCTGGAGGCGATACTCTCATAACGCCCCATCTAGACGCTCGCTCATAACGTCCCATCCTCTTTTTGTTTAGTTCAGACTCGTAAATTTGAGACGATTTCTCCTTGAGTGCAAATCCAATAACTACACAAGTTAAAGCCGGTGTGATTTGAAAAATTTCTACCTTTAAATATTTTACATCATCCGGGATCGCTAGTTCATTTGTCGGCAGGAAGTATTTACCTCTATCTTTAGGGTTCGTAACCACTCCTACGTTATACCAGCCTCCTAATCCATATAGGCGCTGCCGATAAATCCATTCAGCCGCATTATCACGTTTAACTCCACCACCGCCTGCGCTCCATCCCCATCGAGATAGAACTTCGCAGAGATGACCTGTTTCGGATGGTCCATAAACCTCTGCTCCCCATACAACCTGAATGCGCAGTTCTTCCCCCTCAGGGAGTGAACACTCAAGATTTGTTTCGATGTCTTTACTTTGATAGTAGTCCGTATCAGATTTTGAAGATCGCGTAATGATATTGGGAAATAACCAATGAGCGCGCCATAGCATCAGTCGGATCTTATGAGTTTTCCACTCTTTAAACTTTGCAAAAAATACTGCGCCCTTAAAATTCTTAAAGCTGGCTGCTATGGAGAATTTTGGCATCGTGATCTGTCTCCGGTATATCACATAATTAATATCGAGTTTATTTCTATTCGATCTATGCTTGTTTTCAAAAAAACTGCTCTTTTATGCGTTAGCAAACAATAGAATAGAAGATGCGCTTTGCTTCTTGGTTGGCTACATAATTGACTACACGTTTTATAATCTGCACGTATCACTATCGCTTTCTGAAAGCAGAAGTATTTCTGGTAGTAGCATTCGCAGCGTGGAACGCGATCCATTGGCCTTTAGTAGCAATCAAGAACGCGGTCACCAGCTAATCTTTTTCCAGATTTCTTAATCGGGCTAAGCCTTGATTGATAAACCCTGCATTTTCACCAATTCGCTCAAGTGCCACCCGGGCATTCTCACCGACATTCTGATATCCCTGCTGCTCGACGAATAGCACCAATTCCATCAGCGCAGCTTCGAGGCCGAGTTGATTTTCGTATATTTTTTCGAGGACAACGGTAAGGGAATATTCGCTGGCCATGCATTCGACTCCGTGCGGAAAGCAGGAAGCATAGCAGGGCACCGGTGCAGGCCAATTACAGTACGAGGCTGGGAAAAAGGTAATTTCGGTAAGCCGGTGCGAAAAATTGGCTGTAGCCCTTATAGACCGTGGCTTTGAGGTATTACCTTTAAAGGTAATATTTAGTAAGGCCGGAGGTAATATTTCATCAAGTGTCTGATTTTAAAGGGTTTCGTAGGTGGGTGAAATTACTAAGACTAAGGGTAATTTTCTAACCTCCCTATTACCCTATTATTACCTTTTCTAAATCCAGCTAACCTACTGAATTTATTGTGTTTTTATAGGTTAAAAAAAGAAAATTACCAAAATTACCTTTTTCCCATGGGTCAACCTGAAAACGGAGTGAAGCACAAACTGGGCGATTCGCTTGCCTTTCATGTGCGCGGTTTTAACTCTCACGGAATAGGGCTGAGCCGACGATAGACAGTGCCAGGATTGGAGCCGAGAACCGTTGCTTAAAATTTGCTAACGCATTCGGCATCGGGGATGGGCCAAGGAGGGAGAAGAACAGAGCTGGTACGCAACTGGTACGCGTATTGTTGGTGAGGCGTTTGGGGCTTTATTTCCGGGAGATAAAAGAAAGGTCAGTCCGATCCATCATCGGGGCGACGGAGAAGCGGCGGGAGAGTGGGGCGGGTGTGGCGGTGATAGGGGACATGGGCGGTTCTGGATTGGGTGGGGCTGGGAAGGTGGGGGAGTTTATCAGGAATGGTGAGGTGGGGGGCGGGGGTCTCTGAGTGGTGTGCTGGCGGGGCTGCAGCTTGGGAAAAGTCCCCATTTCTCCTCGGCTTCAAACAGGCAGATGGTCGCGGAGGGCGTTACGGCAATGGCCAAAACAGCCGCTCAAAACAGTGAATCTCAGCCTGTTTCAGCCCCGATAGCGATGTGCCACAAAAAATGATGGCATTGCGTCATCATGCGTGCGAAAAAGTTCAACGATTGTACAAAAATATAAAGTTGTACAACTTTTCGCGGAATTTATAGCATCCATTCCCAACACCTTTGCTGAAACGATAAATCTCCCCGCGTTGTTGCTCTGCGCCGGCGGATTTTTCCGCTGATGTGTGCGTCGTCGGTACGGCTTTGCGCATCAGCCTGTTGCAGCCGGGACAGTGGGAACTGCCCGCTACTCGCCCAGGACGACGATCCCGAATGTCAGCGGCAACGGCGGTTGCCTGAGATCCATTTTTTTGTGCCTGGCGTGTGACCGCGCCGGGACGTTAGAGGCTGAACATGGCAGAAACATCGAATTTCCTCGGCAACATCAAGGTTTCCCGCAAGTTGGGCGGCGGCTTTGCTGTGCTTTTGTTGGCGGTGGTGGCAGTGGCCTTCATCGGTTATAGCAGCAGCAATGTGCTGGTGGATCGCCTGGACACCACGCGTCTGATCGGCACGCTCAACGATGCGACGCAGGACATGCGTCTATCCGAGAAGCAATACGAAGCGGCGGCGGATGGGGCGTTTGCCGAGGCTTATCAGTCGCAGCTCAGTGTGTTGCAGGGTTTGATTGGCAAGGCATTGCAAACCCTGAAGCGGGCGGAAAACCAGCAAGCGTTGAAGCAATTGCAGGACACCACGGTGGCCTACGATCAACGCGTAAAACGTCTCATCGAGGCGGACAAGGCGACGGCCGATGCCCTGAAACCGCTGGGGGCGATGTCGGATAAATATGCCGAGACCTTCAACAGGCTGTTCGAGAGCGCCACGGCCAGTGCGCTGGCGTCTGCCGACGCTGCGCGCGTGGCGGACCTGCGTACGGTGGCGGATCTGCGCAATGGCATGACGATGTTTCGTCTGATGCTGCGTCGTTACATCGCGTTGCCGAGCGAGGCCAACAAGCAGGTGCTGCTGGACACCACCGATGCGTTTCTCGCCGACATGAACAAGGCGCGCAGTGCGTTGCCGGCCGCGCTGTCGGGTCAGTTGGAGGAAGCGCAGGCCGGCATCCGCCGTTATCGCGACGTGCTGGTGCAGGTGGCGGCGCTGTTCGAGCAGAAGCAAAGCCTGCGCCAGCAGGTCGATCAGCAAAGCCAGGCGATGGACAGCATCATGACCGGCCTGATGGACACCCAGCAGCGCCTGGCGCGCGAGGATCAACATCGCGCGTTTATCCAGATTGCCGTGCTGACCGTGCTGGCGCTGGTGATCGGTCTGTTGGCGGCGGTGCTGATCTCGCGGCAGATCACCGCGCCGCTGGCGTTGACGGTGGAGCTGGCACGCCGGATTGCCAAGGGCGATCTGACGGTACAGGCCAAATCCAGCCGCAAGGATGAGTTGGGCGATCTGCAGAATGCGATGCAGGACATGGCGCAAAGCCTGAACACGCTGGTGCAGGGGATCGGGAACGGGGTGACGCATATTTCCACGTCGGCCGAGAAACTCTCGGCGATGAGCGAGCAGACCAGCGCTGGTGTGCGCCAGCAGAAGGTCGAGGTGGACCAGGTCGCCACGGCGATGCACGAAATGGCGTCGACGGTGCAGGAGGTGGCGCGCAACACCACCGACGCCTCCGCTGCCGCGACACTGGCCGATCAGCAGGCGCGCCAAGGCAGCGCGGTGGTCAAGCAGGCCACGTTGCAGATCAGCGAGTTGTCCGTGGCCATCGAGGAGTTGGGCGGGGCGATGAACGTGTTGTCCCAGGACAGCGAGCAGATTGGCAAGGTCATCGATGTGATCAAGGCTGTCGCCGAGCAGACCAATCTGTTGGCGCTGAACGCGGCGATTGAAGCGGCGCGAGCGGGTGAGCAGGGGCGCGGTTTTGCGGTGGTCGCCGATGAAGTGCGTTCGCTGGCGCAACGCACGCAGGATTCGACCAAGGAGATCGAAGCGCTGATCGTCACGCTGCAACAGGGCACGCAAGCAGCTTCTACACTGATGACGGCCAGCCGCGAGCGCACGCTGGACACCGTGGTGCTGGCGCAGAAGGCCGAGCAGGCGATCACCGAGATCAATCATTCGATCGGCACGATCCAGCAAATGAGCCTGCAGATTTCCGCCGCTGCCGAGCAGCAGAGCGCCGTGGCCGATGAGATCAATCGCAGCATTGTCAGTGTGCGCGATGTCGCCGATCAGTCGGCCGTGGCCAGCGAAGAAAGTGCTGCCGCGACCCTTGAACTGGCCGCGCTGGGGCAGGATTTGCAGCGCATGACCGCGCATTTTCGTATCTGA